TTGTATAACTACAGTGAACAAGATTCGCCAGAAGGAGATATTGATCTAGAAGCAGAATATGCGGTAAATAAAGCTGTTGGTGCATATGTGCGCTTAACTAAACCGCCTGCACAAGGAACTACAGTAAATATCTTTAGAACAACAGGAAAAACTTGGTCAAATACAGGAGAATCCATTGCTCAAAGCGATTCTAACGTTGCTAAATTCTTACGCGACCGTACAACTGAGCTACCACGATAAATAGTATAGTAGGAAAAAAAATATGGCAGACAACTTAAAAGATTTAAACGGAGTATTATTACAAGGACACATTAAGATTAGTGATCCTGAAAGTGGTGATATTATAGTAGATAAACGTAATGCAATTCATTATGAGAATATGAGTATCTCTTTAGCAGAGTCAATTGGTAACAATGGCACTGGTTGGATTTATGAAATGAGCTTTGGTAATGGTGGCACAAACGTTGATCCTACAGGTATTATTACGTACCTTACTCCGAACTCAACAGGTACAAATGCAAGTTTGTACAACCAAACGTACACTAAAGTGATTGACGATCAAAGTGTTAATAACTTAGATCCAATTCGTAATAAGATTGAAACAAGGCACGTTAGTGGCACAAACTACACAGACATTCTTGTTAGCTGTTTGTTAGATTACGGAGAACCAAGTGGACAGGATGCATTTGATAATGCTACAGACGAAACAAGTTCTTATATTTTTGACGAACTTGGTCTAAGGGCATATTCAGCATCAGGTACAGGCAGACTACTAACACACGTTATTTTCCATCCTGTACAGAAAAGTTTGAATAGATTAATCCAAGTTGATTATACTGTTAGAGTACAATCACTTTCAGGTTTTAACGAGGTTTAATAAAGATGCCATATACAATTCCATATACAGATGAAGCAAATAACGGTACAATTACAGTAGTTGACAACACCATTGATCAAACTACTAGTTTAAAATTTCCTGGTAAGAATACTACGTCATACGGTACAGCAGTTGCAGAAAACTTCTTACATTTATTAGAAAACTTTTCTAGTAATACAGAGCCAGCAAGAGCAGTTGAAGGTCAGTTATGGTATGATACAACTCAGCCAAGACCGCAACTTAAAGTATATGACGGAACGTATTGGCTACCAGCAGGCGGATTAAACAAAACACCAGGTGCACCTGATGCAGGTAGAGCAGGTACTACAGGCGACTTATGGGTAGATACAGACAACCAGCAACTTTACCTTAACTCAGGTTCAGGTTGGGTACTAGTAGGACCGAGCTTTAGTGACGGTCTTTCTACAGGAGCAACACCATTAAGTGTTGTAGGTGTTGACAATGTTACATACACTGTTTTACAGGTTGAAGTTAATGCAAGACCGGTTGCTATTATTAGTAAAGACAGCTTTACACCTAAAGTTGTTATTCCGGGCTATACTGTTATTAGACCAGGTGTTAACTTATCGACAACAGACTTCTTAGGTGACGGAACAACACCTAAATTTTATGGTATTGCAGAAAAAGCAGAAAATTTAATTGTAAACAACACACCAGTTGCAGCTGGAAACTTTTTACGTGGCGATGTAAGCAGTACAACGTTGTTTCCAGTCAATGTACAAAATAATACAGGACTTATTATTGGTACAGACGCAGCATTGAATATTGGTGTTGATGGCCAAGCTGGTGTAATTAGACACCAAATTGAAGGTTCAAACATTGACTTCCAAATTAAAAATAACGGTACTACTAGAACAGTACTAAGAGTTGATTCAGCACAGCGAGTTGGCATCAATAACTTTGCTCCAGATGAGTCGTTAGACGTAATTGGAAATATTAAAACAGATTCAAATGTGTTTGTTAATGGCACTACACAAAGTAGTACAACTAACACAGGTAGTATTATTGTTAAGGGTGGCGCAGGTGTTGCTAAAAACTTAAATGTTGGCGGAACAGCACAAGTATTAGGCGTTACTACACTTGCTAATACTATTCCAGATGGTAACAACACTAGAGACTTAGGCGCACCGGCATCTAAATGGCGTAATATGTATGCAACTACTTTTGTTGGTAACGTAACAGGTAACGTAAACGGTACAGTATCAGGTATTGCTGGATCAGCAAACAAACTAACTTCTGCAACAGCGTTTAGAATTGCAGGTGACGTTGCAACTAGTGTTGATGTAGTTTTTGATGGACAAACAGACGGTACTTTAAAAATATTTAACACTACAATTTCAAATGAAATTGTTTCAGGTAAAGACGAAGCATTAGACTCACAAATTGACGATGAATTATTAATTAATAGAACAACTGGTAACACAGGATTATATAAAATTTCAAGAAGAAACTTACTAAGTGCTGTTCCAGTTAATCCTCCAGGAGTTGTAATGCCATATGCAGGAACAATAGTTCCGCAAAACTGGTTATTATGTAATGGCCAATCAGTAAGAATTTCTGATTACGGTGTATTATTTGAAATAATTGGTTATAGTTATGGTGCTCGAGTTAGTGTTCCTGCAGGTGAATTTAAAGTTCCAGATCTAAGAGGTAGATTGCCACTTGGTGCTGATAATATGGGCGGCAACAGTGCTGATACAGTTACAGCAGACTATGCAGACGGATTAGGACAAATTGGTGGTTCTGAGTTTGAAGACATTGCAATTGAAAACTTACCAGAACACAAACACAATATGCGAGGAGATTCACAGGATCAGTTCTATGCTATTAGAGATATTAGCGGAACACCAGCTGACGACGAAGCTATTGTATATGATGCCCCTAATGCAAGCGGCAACGGCCAAGCTCTTGCTAACAGTGGTGGTATTTTAACTGATGCAGAAGAGTTAGGCTTACCGTTGAATATTATGAATCCAACGTTAACGTTGAACTATATTATCTATACAGGTAGGACATAATAAATGAGTTACAAATTAAATAAATCCGACGGCGAGCTACTAGTAGAATTAGCAGATGGTATAATTGATACAACAACTACAGACTTAACTCTAGTAGGTAAAAATTATTCAGGTTTTGGCGAAAGCGTTAACGAAAACTTTATTAAAATGGTAGAAAATTTTGCTGGTACAGCAGTTCCAGGAAATCCGTTAACGGGTCAATTATGGTACGATAGCGGCGAAGCTAGATTAAAATTATATGACGGAACTACATTTAGAACAGCAGGCGGCCCTATTGTAAGTAATACACGCCCTACTATGGTTGCGGGTGATATTTGGATTGATAATGCTAACAATAAATTGTATTTCTTTGACGGTACAGACTTAGTACTAGTTGGACCGGAATATGATGCAGGACAAGGACAAACAGGTTTTGAAGTTTCATCAGTAATTGATATTTCAGCACGTGAGCGTGTTGTACTTAAGATATGGATTGGTGGCACACTATTTGGTGTTATTACAAAAGAAGAATTTAGATTAGCTGCTGACAACAAAATTCCAGGATTTCCAGATGATCCAGATGACATTGTTATTCCGCCAAGACAATTATACAGACAAGGCTTTAACTTAGTTGACACAGATTTTGTTTATAGAGGCACATCTGAAAAAACTTTATCATTAATTGATACAGATGGAGTTGCATTTACGTCAGCTGACTTTTTACCTACAGGCAGCAATGGTGAAACTACTGGTAGTTTAAAAATTAAAAATAGTGCAGGTCTAAGTGTTGGTATCGCTGATACAGAATATATGACCCTTAAAATTGTAGGCACAACTACAACACTTGAAACACAACAAAGTGGAACTGATATTGCTTTAAGGACTAGACAAGGTAACAGTTTTTCAAATGCACTAAAAATTATTTCAGCATCAAACAGAGTTGGTGTGTTTGTTGACGATCCACAATATACAATGGATATTTCAGGATCATTACATACTACTGGACACGCAGTTATTGATGGCGATCTAACAGTAAACGGCGAAGCAACATATGTTAACGTAACTAACATTCAAGTAGAAGACAAGAATATTGAATTAGGACAAGGAGACGGAGTTCTTGGTACTGATACTGATATAAACGGTGGCGGCATTATTTTAAAATCGTCAGATGGCGATAAAAGTATATTGTTTGATAGTCCTAATAGTAACTTTGACACTAATTTAAACTTTAATTTAGAATCAGGATTTACTTATAGAATTAATAATATTGATGTATTAAGTGCATCGTCATTAGGTATAGGAATTACATCAGCACTAGGGTTAGCACAAGTTGGAACGTTAGTAGACTTGCAAGTGGATAATATTGAACTTGATGGTACTACAATTAGTACTACTGGCGCAGGCCTAACAATTGACTCATCAGGTGATGTTAGTGTTTCAAACAATAAAATTACAGATGTTAATAATCCTACAGCAGCCCAAGATGCTGCTACAAAAAATTATGTAGATACACAAATTGATTCAGAACCTGTAGTATTCACGTTAGATACTACTGGTTTAACACTGCCAACAACAGGTAATCCGTATACTGATGTTATTGGAATTTTACAAACATTATTTCCGGCAGCAGAAAAAACTAACGGAACACAAGCAAGAATCCACTGTACGTCTTATACAAACGTATCAGTGACAGGTATTGATGTACAAAGTGCAATGAGTAAAAGTTATTTGTCAGTGTTGACAGATGATTCAACAGCACAGTCAGTGGTACAAGATGTTAACTTTAGTCCGGTAAATGCAAATGCACAATTAACACCTACTAGACAAACAATGACATTTGAAGTATCAGGAGGGGTCTGGACTTGGAGTGGTACAGCATAATATTTGTAAAAGCGATAAATATTATAATAAACAGGGGTTAAGCAAAGATGGCATATACTATCGACAAATACAACAGAACGGTCCTAACAGTAGTAGAGGACGGTACATTAGATCAAACCACTGACATTAAGTTAGTTGGTAAGAACTATGCAGGGTACGGTGAAATACAAAACGAAAACTTTGTATTTTTACTAGAAAACTTTGCAGGTTCAACTGCTCCACCAAAAGCAATTTCAGGGCAAATTTGGTTTGACAGTGGCGCAAGTAAATTAAAATTTTATGATGGCAATAAATGGCGTACAACAGGCGGTGCTGAAGTACTTCCTACTGCACCAGCAGGCCTAACAACAGGTGACTTTTGGTGGGATACATCAAATGAACAACTATATGCTTACAATGGATCAGACTTTGTTCTAGTAGGTCCGCAAGATGCTGGTGACGGCGTAACCCAAATGCAATCACGTACAGTACGTGATACCCTTAACGTAAATCATTCTGTTATTGTTTCTGTTGTCAATGACACAATTGTACACGTTATTTCAAATGATGAATTTACTATTGATAGTGCAGACGCAGAAAATAGAATTCCTGGTTTTGATGTTGTTAAAAAAGGTATTACACTTATTAACACCCTGGCATCAACTAATGGTGTTACTTCAACTGATCACATCTTTTGGGGTACAGTTTCTAACGCTAAAAAACTTAATGGTATTGATGCGAGCAACTATGTTACATCTAGTCCAGGATCTTCAACTGCATTTGCAAACTTAGTTGAATTTGCTGATGCAGGATATGCATTAGGTGATTCAAACGATTTCCGTACTTTTATTGAAAATGACAACGAAGTAGTAATGCAAACTACTGCTGGAAAAATTACATCAAAAGCATTAACACTTAATACTGAAGATACAAACAGACCATCAGATACTCCTGGTTCAGTTGTACTTAAATCTAACTCCTTTGAACCATCATTTACATCAGACGGCTTAACAATTTCTACAATGGATCTTGGTGCAGATAACGGAAGATGGAATAGAGTATATGCAAGTAACTTTATTGGTACATCAGAGAAGGCATCGGCATTAATTGTTAATGGTAATAGTAGATCAGGCGATACTGCTACAACTGTTAATACGGTTGCTGTGCGTGATGCTAGTGGTGATTTACGTGCAAACTTGTTTAGAGGTATTGCACTTACAGCCAAATATGCTGATTTAGCAGAAAAATATACAACACCGGGTGATTTAGAACCTGGTACAGTAGTTGCAGTTTGTAACCACGATGGTCACGAAGTAGACGCAGCTAATATTGGTGATATTGCAATGGGTGTAGTATCAACACAACCAGCACTTATTATGAATGAAGACTTAGAAGACGGTCAAGCAATTGCACTTAAAGGTCGTGTTCCAGTACGTATTACTGGTCCAGTTAAAAAAGGACAAGCAGTATATGTACACGATGATGGTTGTGCAAGCACAGTAGTTAACGGCGGGTCAGTAGTCGGAGTTGCTTTAGTATCAGATATGCACGAAGAAGAAAAATTAGTTGAGTGTGTATTAAAGGTATAAATATACGCATATAATGATGAGGAAGAAGAACAATGGCAGTTAGCACAGGCGACAACATTACCGCAGCACAATATAACGGTTTACAAAGTAGAGTAGAACAAGTTTTAGGTACAGGCTCCGGTAACTTTGGATATGGCAACTCAGTATCTAGCGCACAAGTTAGCACTGGCGATTCGGTGTCGGCTGCACAAATGGATGACTTGCGTTCTGATATGGGAAAATGTTGGAAACACCAAACAGGCGACAACATTCCGTTAAGGAATATTGCTGCTGGTAATATTATTGGTGCAGATGTAACAGGTACAGGCGTTACATTTGATGAAAACGACGATTATACTATTGACGGTTCTTTATCAGACGGCGGATTCAATGATTATTTGTCAAAAATGGGCGAAGTTGAAACTAACAGATTTGATATCGATCCAGGCGAACAAACAGTAGCTAATATTGCTACTGATACAAGAACTTCAACTTGGAATGGTACAATTAACTGTGTCTTTAGAGCAGAGTTTGCATCTGCAAACGAAAGAAGACATTTTTTTAATGCTGGCGGACAACTTAGAATTTCAGCAGCAGGCGCAAACGGCTCTGGTAGCAAATCAAGTGACTGGGCAACTATTATAGCAAATCCAGGACAACTGCAACTTGGACATAATTATGCAACTATTACTGGTTCAAATAACGGTGTTACACTAACATCAATTGGTAATGACGGGTTAACAACGTCATATCAAGAAATATTAAGCAAATCAGGTACTGCCGCAGTATATGCAGAAAACTATTGGAAAATTGAAGCAAGAGCACCTACTACTAAAAGAGTTGAATTTAGAATTACCTTTGTAGATGATGATGCAGGCGACCAGCAATCGGTACCGCCAGCACCATTTGGCCCAGCAGTTGACGAAGATGTTAATCTAGATGTTACTGTTACTTTTGCTACTAGACGTGCAACAGGCACTAATATTTCAACCAACGGTCCATCAGTTACAGTCCAAAATACTCTCCAATAAAACACTTGACATAACGTCAAAATTCATATATAATACTATAAATGAATAGAGGTTTCTTATGGATGAACGATTAGAAAAGGCTTTAGACTTTTCAAACTATATGGTTGCGTTAAATAATCAAAAACGTGTACTAAAAGAAAAATTTCGAGAGCAGTCAATATATTATTATGGCGGCGGACAGTTTACGGTAACAAAAGAGCTTATTACGTTTTGTAATTTTTTAATAGACGGGCATAATAAATTCAATATTGTACTAGTAGACGATAACGAAACACCAGTTATGGTAAACGATGTTCCAGAGTTTATGGGCGAAATTGCAAATACTTACTTTGCGGCTGCAAATACATACCACGCTGAGTATGAAAAATTACGTAAAAATAGAAGTGTGGAGAAACTGGTTGAGCACAAGTAAAGGTGTACTAGTTTTTGCTAGAAATAATGCACAAATAGATTACTGTAAACAAGCATACTTTCTTGCACAACGTGCAAGAGAATACTTAAACTTGCCTACATCTATTGTTACTGATAGTACAGAGTATTTGTTATCAGAATATCCAGATGCAGAAGAAGTATTTGACAAAATTATTAGTATTGTATGGAAAGAAGAAGACTTAACCACAAATACAACACTATCAAATCACGAAGATCATAAAATTAGAACGTTTTATGATGGAACGATGATTGAAAAGAAACTGCAATTTAAAAATGAAACAAGAACTTTAGCATATGATGTGTCACCGTATGACGAAACCTTAATTTTAGATACTGATGTTGTAATTTGTAATGATGTTTTTAAGAAATGCTTCGATCAAACACACAACTTTTTAATATATAAAACTTCATATGACCTAGCAGACATTAATAGAGCAGGCGTGTTTGATAGAATATCAGATACTAGTGTAGATTTTTATTGGGCAACGTGTGTATTTTTTAGAAAATCACCTGCTAATAAAGTATTCTTTGATCTACTACAGCATATACAAGAAAATTGGCAACACTACAATAATATATTTCAAATTAATACTCCGTATTACAGGAATGATTATAGTTTTGCAATTGCTATTCATATTATGAACGGATATCAAACTGGTGATTTTGCTAAACCTATGCCCGGAGTATTGTATTACACTACTGATAAAAGTATTTTATGGGAGTTAGATAACGATTCATTGTTGCTGTTACTTGAAAAAGAATTATACAAAGGAGAATATACTCCGTTACGTATTAAAAATGCAAATGTACACGTAATGAATAAATTTAGTTTAAATAGGTGCATAGATGAGCAGTAAAGGTTTTTTAATTTATGCTTCAGGCAAAGAGTTTGTAACACAAGCATATCTTTGTGCGTTAAGTATTCGTGCGTCTGGCAACAAATACCCGGTTAGCATTGTTACAAACGACAAACTAACAGCAAAGTACAAAAAAGTATTTGATAAAGTAATTGATATTCCGTGGTACGAAGAAACAACCAGCAGATTCCAAACTGAACATCGATGGAAAAACTATCACGCAACTCCATATGAAGAAACTATTGTTTTAGACAGCGATGTATTAGTGCAACAGGACTTAGAATCATTTTGGAACCTAATGAAAAACTATGATTTGTATTATCCGTCAAGAGTGTTTACATACAGAAAGGAATTAATTACTAATAACTTTTATAGAAAAGCATTTGTAGAAAATAATTTGCCTAGTGTATATAATACCTTACATTATTTTAAAAAATGCGACTTATGTAAAGAATATTATACGTGGGTAGAACTTATTTGTAATAACTGGGAATTGTTCTACGGTAACTTTTGTCAAGAATTTTACCCTAAACAACCTAGTATGGATATTACAGCGGCAATTGCAGCAAAAATTATGGGTATTGATACAACATTTACAAACAATACATTAGACTTACCAATGATTGTACATATGAAACCTGCAATACAAAAATGGTTAAATGGAACTAGTTCTTGGCAAGACCGAGTTGGTAGTTATATTACAGATGATGCAACATTAAAAATTGGTAATCATTTGCAAGACACGGTATTTCATTATACTGAAAATAGTTTTGTTACAGATAGCCTTATTAGGAAGTACGAACAATGTCAAGATTAGCTTATGTAATTTTTAACAAAGACTCAGGTGAAATACTTAGTGTTTCAAACGAAGCAAGTGCAGATAATAGTTATATTCAAGTACCATTGGATGAAGTATTAACAATTATTGACGGCCAAGAGCCAGCAACTAACTATCACGTACAATACAATCCGAAAACAAAAGACTTAGAATTTCAATCTAAGCACGAACACGTATTAGATGCATTAACAGTTAAAGATTTTATTTACGAATTGCCACAAGACAGTATTGATGATGCTGACGTACAAGTAATCCAAGACATTCCAAATACGTGTTGGAAAATAAAACTAGGTAATTCAATAAGATCAAATATTAAAAGTAAAGGTATTAACCTAAACGCTCATTTCTTGTTTAGTATTACTAAAAAAGGAGACCCTAATATCCTATACAAAACTCTTAATGTCCACGTAGGACAAACAGTCTCTGATAATTATTGTATAATACCTTTTAATATGTCGTTTGAAACAACGTCTGTTCCTATAAGTGTTTACACATCTAGAAGATTTGACACTTATCAACTAACAAGGATCTTTGATGAAGAAAATTAGAGTAGTAGATCAAGATATCATATTCTTGTCGTATGATGAACCTAACGCAGAAAAAAATTACGCAGATTTATGCACTAAAATACCGTGGGCTAAACGTGTACACGGAATACACGGTAGTGATGCCGCACATAAAGCGTGTGCCGATCTAAGCGAAACAGAATACTTTGTTACTGTAGATGCAGACAACATTGTAGACGAAGAATTCTTAAATGTAGAAGTTGACTATGAAGAATTAGGTCTTTCTCCCGAACACGTTTTTAGTTGGTGCGGAAAAGTTCACGTAAATGGACTAATGTACGGCAACGGCGGACTTAAAATGTGGACACGTAAGTTTGTACACAATATGAAAACACACGAACATTCAGAAGATGGTGATGAGCGTGGCAAAGTAGAGTTTTGTTTTGATGACAAGTATCATCAATTTAATGAAAATTTTAGCGAATCGTATACTAACGCAACTCCTTGGCA